ATGTTAAGTGCTGTGTATTATTGGAACAATGAAAACAATAATAAAATATATTTTGAAAATCACAATAAATCCGCATGGTTCGTAGAACATAATCACCCTAATATATACAACACTACTGAATGGTGGCTAGAAGTTGAGAATGATTTGTTAGTTGTCTTTCCTTCGGAACTAAGTCACAAAATAGGAATTAATCAAGGAACACAAATTAGGAATTGTTTAGCAATGAATTTAATTCCTGTAGGAAAGTTTGGTTTAAATGATTCAAGTTTAGAGCTACCAAAATTAAAATGAAAAATGTATTTTTTATATTAAGTACGGCTAGATGTAGAAGCACTTGGTTTAGTAATTTATTTACATACAAAGATAGTTTTTGTTACAACGAAGAACTTAGATACATAACTAATTGGAGTCAATTAAAAGAAAAAATAGAACAAAGACCAGAAGCTAATGTTGGTTTTGAAGATCCCGAAATGTTACATTATGTAGAAACCATCTATAAAATGTTTCCTGAAGCTAAGTATGTTTTGTTAGAAAGAAACAGGGGCCAAGCTGAACAGTCTTTAATAAATATTAGTGGGGCAGATCCTAGAATTGTTTATGACAAGTTTGATAGATGGCAAAATGATCTAGAAAGATTTTTAAAAACTGTCAATAAATTTCAGTTTATACATTGGGACAATATGGATAACGTTGAAGAGATAAAAAAAATATGGGACTATGTTTTACCTAATTGTGACTTTGATCAACAGAGATGGGAAATGTTAACAGCAATGAGAATAACAGTAACTGATGGTAATAAACCTTATCCAATTAAAAAAGATTGTTTAAGTCCTTACTTTGATTTTAATAAATTAAAAAAAGCAAAATGATAGAGTCTTGGTTTTCCTCCCCTATATATGTAGAAGACAATGTTGATAAAGAAAACATTAAGACATATAAAAAACACATTAAGAAATATGCTTTACAAACTAATTTTTTATCAAACTCAATTCAAAATAGAGAGGGTATACATACTAGCCATGAATTAATGGATTTAGTAGAAGACCCTATATTTACACCATTAAAAACACACATCTTAAAACACAACAAAATATTTCTATCAGCATTGGGGTACGATGAAAAAACAATTGCAGGAATGAAAATAAGCAATATGTGGTTTAATGTTTCTCATACAAACACTTCTTTATTAAAACACTTACATCCTGGGTCTATTACAAGCGGTGTATACTATGTAAAATCTTCTCCTAAAAACAAAATACTTTTCTATGCAAAAGACAGTATGATCCTGCCTCCTAAAAATCCTAATAATTTGTCCTATGAAGATGTAACTTATGAGTGTTTAGAGAGCCGCATACTTCTATTTAAAAGTAATTTAGAACACAGTGCCCCTAGACAACAGGAAAAAGAAAAGATAAGTATTTCTTTCAATATTTTTTGACAGTTGAATAAAGCAGTTTTTTAGTATATTTTGTAATAAATTAGGATTTTTATGCTACAAAAATTAGGTTTTGCACCCGGATTTAATAAACAAGTTACAGAAACTGGAGCTGAAGGGCAATGGTTTGATGGTGACAATGTTAGGTTTAGATATGGTACCCCTGAAAAAATAGGGGGTTGGTCACAGTTAGGACAAGACAAACTAACAGGTGCAGCAAGAGCCATTCATCATTGGGACAATAACGCCGGTATTAAATATGCCGCAATCGGCACCAATAAAATTTTATACGTATATTCTGGTGGAACATATTACGACATTCATCCAATTAGAGAGACTTTAACAGGGGCTAAATTTACAAGTACATCTTCATCAAAAGTACTTACTGTTACTTGTACTGGAGCGCACGGTTTATTAGAAGATGATATTGTTATGTTTGACAGCGTAACTGGTGTAACTGGTTCATCAACATATACCGACGCTACTTTTGAAGACATAAAATACATGGTCACTTCAGTGCCAACCGCTACAACTTTTACGATTACTGCAGAAAGCACAGAATCAGGAACGCCGTTAACTACAAGTGATGGTAACAGCGCCTCTGTTTTATGTTATTATAACGTAGGACCTTCTCAACAGTTAGGTGGTTTTGGTTGGGGTACAGCTTTGTATGGCGGTACAGCTAACGGACCAGCAACTTCTACATTATCAACAACGCTTCCAGATGATGCCACTACGACTGTGGTATTAGCAAACACTTCAGCATTTCCTGCTTCAGGAGAAATTAGAATTGGATCAGAAGACATAAGTTTTACAAACAATGACACGGGAACAGGGACCTTAAGTGGAGGAGCACGAGCAGTTAATGGAACTACAAGAGCAGCCCATACTGGTGGATCAACAGTAACTAACATATCAGACTTTGTTGCATGGGGAGAAGCTTCTTCTTCTGACTTTACAATTGATCCTGGTTTATGGATCTTAGATAACTTTGGTACAAAATTAATTGCTCTTATATATAATGGTGCATGTTTTGAATGGGATGCTTCTCCTTCAAACGCAACATCACTTAGGGCAACACTATTATCTAATGCACCAACAGCATCACGTCATGTTTTAGTATCTACACCCGATAGACACTTAGTATTTTTTGGAACAGAAACAACAGTTGGATCAAGCAATACACAAGACGATATGTTTATAAGATTTTCTGACCAAGAAAGTATTAATCAAACAGATTCTTACACAGTTAGAGCAAACAATACCGCAGGCACACAACGACTAGCTGATGGTTCTAGAATTATGGGAGCTATTAAAGGTAGAGATGCAATTTACGTTTGGACAGATACTGCATTATTTCTTATGAAGTTTGTAGGCCAACCATTTACATTTGCTTTTGAACAAGTAGGAACTAACTGTGGATTGATAGGTAAAAACGCATGTGTTGAAGTTGATGGTACAGCTTATTGGATGTCTGAAAACGGATTTTTTCAATACGATGGTCAATTAAAATCAATGCCTTGTTTAGTAGAAGATTATGTTTACGATGATATTAATACTACATCTAGAGATTTAATAAATGCAGGATTAAATAATTTGTTTGGTGAAGTAACTTGGTTTTATTGTACATCAGGATCAAATGTTGTTAATAGAATGGTAACATATAATTATTTAGACTCTAGTTCTCAACGTCCTATATGGACAACCGGTAGTTTACCACGTGCAGCATGGCAAGATTCAGCAGTATTTGATAAACCACACGCAACTTATTACGATCCAGATAGTAATACTTCTTATGATGTTATTGGCAATACGGATGGATGCACAATATACTATCAACAAGAAACAGGGACCGACCAAGTTAATGCAGGTGGAGTGACTACGGCAGTTCTTGGCACAATTACTTCTGGAGATTTTGATATTACGCAACGAAGAAGTAACACAGGACAAACTGTTGGTATGCCAGATATTAGAGGAGACGGAGAATTTATAATGAGGATTAGTAGATTTATACCTGATTTTATTACACAGACAGGGTCTACTAGAGTAAGTTTTGTAACCAGAACCTACCCAAATAGTTCTTCAACTACGTCAAATTTTGATATAACATCGTCGACAACAAAAAAAGACACAAGATTACGGGCAAGATCTATAGCTTTAAAAGTATCTAATACTGCAGCAAGTCAAGACTGGAAGTTAGGTACCTTTAGATTAGATATACATCCGGGAGGAAGAAGATAATGGTATCATTTTATAACGCAGGCGATCAAGAACTTTACAAAAAATATCAATATCTTCCACAAGAACAATATAGATTAAGCCTTAACTTACCAAAAGCAGAACAAGACGTAAGCGCTATTAATACTAGTCATGGCATACCGGCAACCAATGCTTTTACTGGAGGTGGGGATAATTTTAGTGTTTACAATGCAGACCCGAATACAATAACAAACAGAAATCCTAATAAGTACGCTTTGCAAGATGCAAGGTACGCTAATGAATTATCTTATGTAGGAAAAAAAAATCAACCTGCAAATCCAAACATAATACCAATAGCAAATTTTGATGAAGTGTTTGGACCAAAAACTTTTACTGATAGTTTAGGAAAAGTAAGAACTATTCCAGGTGAAGAAAGATTTAGTTTTCCAGGTGGTCCAAGTATTCCAAGTAACTCTCTTTATTCAACAAGAACAGAAGCAATAAAAAATATGGAAAATTATCCAGAGTATTATGGATTAGATGCAGCTGCACGAAAAGATAAAGAACCTACAAAATTTCAAGAACTTATATCACGAGGAATAGATTTTATACCAGGTATAGGAGCTGTTAAAAAAGGAGCTGAATTTTTATCAAACGTTATAAGTCCGTACATGCCTATAAACAGAAGAGCAATAATGGAAAATCAAGCAGGTCTTGATGGTGTAATGATTAATGACATTGGTCAAATTGTAGTAGGACGAG